GGGGCCGGCACGTTTGCCGCCCCGCCGTAGCCGGCCAGGTACGTGATCTGCACGGACTTGTCGTCCAGGCGGACAGCGGGCCAGCTCTGGAGGTACAGCGGGTAGATCAAAGATGGAACGTGGTCGCGGTCTAGGCGGAACTGCTGCGTTCCAGACTGCGACCACGCGAGTGTCTGCGTGATGCCGGATTGATCGACGTACGAGATTGTCACCGTGGCGCTCGAGACAGTCGCGTTCAGCCGCACCGGCGGGCGCGGAAGCTCGGTGCGGAGAGCCGGGAAGTCATCGAACGCCACGGTGTACGTTTTGTCGGCAAAGGTGCGGTCGCAATAGTCCTCGCACCACGTCGTCGCCGCGTCGATCAGGGCACCGATGTACGTGTCGTCGCCGGTGAAGTCCACGATCCGCAGGTGCGACTTCGCGTCATCGACGCTAATCGGCCGGTCGCCGGTGCCGCTGGCGGTCGAGACAGCCAGGCTGCGGTATCGGCTCCCTGTCGCGGGCAGTTCCCAGTTACGCACGCTTCGGCCTCCCACGCTTGGCCTTGGCAATCGGGGCCACGGCTCGCTCGGCCTCCGGTTCAGGGGCAACGGAGAACTCAAGCGTAGGCTCAGCGACCACCCGCACGGCGTACCGCTGCAGCTCGAGCGTGCGAGCCAGGCCGCCGGTGACGGGCACGACCTGGCCAGGGCGGTAGCGTCCGTAGGATCGCAGCATGCGAACCATCACGGGCTGACCAATGCTCACTGCCATACGTTGTCAGGCGGTTTCCCGCCACGCTCCCAAAAGTCGCCCGGGTGCTGAAGGCTGGCCTTCATGTTCTGGTCGGGCCACTTGATCCACACCTCTGCGTGCCCAAGGGCGACACGCGGACACACGCCGATCTTGCATCTCGCCTTCTGAGCCGCGAGCCAGAATGCGATGTCGTCATCGACCCGGCCCTCTTCCCACCGGCCATCCTCGTTGGGCTTGCCGATGAACCACGGGTGAGGCATCTTTTTCAACGCCTCCGCCTTCAGCATGGTCAATCCGAAATGGGCGGTGTTGGCTTGCACCACGTTGTGATAGATGAACGTGTCGCGGCCCACCTCGGCCATCCGCTCGCCGCCGTCGCTCACCATCGTGAATAGCGGCTCGTCGGTTCGCCGCTTCATCTGGATCGCGGCCACGAAGTCGTAGCCGCTCGCCACGGCATACGTCAGCAGCTTCGGTACGGCGTCCTGGGCGAAGATGCTGTCGTAGTCGAGCGTCAGAATCCAGAGCGGCGGCTTGCCCTCTGGCTCGTCGTGCTCAACGATGTCCGTAAGCACACGCTCTAGGCACTGGCCCCAGAACGCACCCTCCATGCGGATCGGAGAGATTCCGTAGGGAATCAGCCCGCGGGCCCAGCAGAACATGTGGTCCTGCCAGCCAAGACGAGGGACAGACATGGCGCAGTGCAGCCGCACTGGCCCGCTAGGGGTTTGCAGGATGGCGGGCTGCACGCCCGCCACCGCTGGATTCGCCGCGCCCACGGCTCCTCCTCAGGTTGGAGTTGTCGTCAGAAACCTATCAGCCCTGCCAGACCACTCGCGTGGTCACGTTCGCATCAGCGGCCGAGTCCACGCCCACCTCGCCCTTGTGAAGACGAGCGGCAACCACAACGTCGTTGTTGGTGCCGTTAGCCGTCGCATCGGCCGAGGGGGTCACGCGAACCTGCACGAACCGCGGGAGAGCCTTGGTGGAGCCGAGCTCAAACCGCGTGATGTTCACGACCGCGGTGTTGCTCACGGCGGCCACCGTGTAGTCGGTGCCCTGCACCAGACCGCTGACCGTCGCGTAGGACGTGGCGGCATCGGCATCCGCAAAGCGGAGGCCAAGGACGCTCGGAGCCGACGTGTTGGCCAGCGATCGGTACGCCACGTCGATCGACAGGGCATCGAAGCCCAGGCAGTCGATTGCCACGGTGTGCGTGGCGGCACTGTTCACGCCGGCCACGCCGGGCGAGATGTTGAGGACGGTGCGGGTGTTCTGGGTGTGGTTCATGGTTTCTGTTCCTTGTGTCCTAGGGTCAGAGCAGGAGGGCCACGACCGGGCCAGAAGTCGTCGCATCGCCGATGTCCGGGCTCATCGCGTCGTACGACACGGTCGCCTGGAAGTACGTCTGATCGAACTCGATGTAGCGGTCGGTGCTCGCACGCACCGCAACCTGACGCCGCAGGGCGAAGTGGCTGGACTTCTTGAGGTCACCGAAGAGAGCCACCACCTGGTCCGTGGCCGCGGTCTGCCGCATGACGTTGTTGAAGTACACCGGATAGCCAAGGAACGTCGGCCGACGGACGCCGTCCACAACCTCGGCCGCCAGGGCACCGCTGCCACCAAGGGCGAGCGACTGCATGGCGAGGGCGTGCATCTGCGGAGTGCAGTACCAACCGGCAGTCGGGCTCTGGATGGCGTAAGTGGGGGCCTTCGCGATGGCCGACATGAAATCGTCCACCGTCAGATTCGCAACCGCCGTCTGGGCCGAGTTGAAAATGTTGGCCGCAGTCGTCAGGTTCGTCTGGTTCTCGTACAGCCACTGGATGCCGCGGATGCCGCCGTTAGCACTGACGCCTGCCCCAGTGAAGCCGTCGAGGTCGATCCGCTGGGCGATAGCCAGGGCGAACTCCTCAGCCACGAGCGAGGCCAGGTCAATGGCCGAGTCGTCGATCAGCTGGTTGGGCACGCGGGTTCCAACACGGACTTCCTTGCTCGACAGCATGACGTTGTCGGTCGCCATGTCGGTCTGAGTCGTTTCGGCGTTCGCTGCGGTGTGATAAGCGACATTACCGGCCACACGCCGCGGGATATAGAGCGTGTCGCTCGTCATCGTCAGGTTATTCGCCTGAGCCGGGAACGCACCGAACGACTCCACCAGCCGAATCACGGTGCTGGCGAAGGTGTCGGGGATGAACACGCCGCCCTTGTTGTTGTCGTTGGGCGACAGGGCACGCTCTTCGACGTTCTTCGTGTACCACGCCCGATCCTCGGCACGGCCGAGAACGAAGCCACGGATCCAGCGGCCACACGCCTCGGCGTCGCTCGAAGAGCGGAAGTGCTTCGCGGCACGGCTCGAGTACGACGGGCCAACGGCCGGGGCCGCATTCACCGCGGCAACCTCGACGGGCTTCGCAGTCGCGGCCACCTTGCCACGCAGAGCGGTGATTCGCTCGGCGATGGCGTGCTCACGGGCGAGCTCCTTCTCGAGCTGATCGGCCTCGCCGGCCAGACGCTCCATGTCCGCGACCTGCTCGGCGGAACGCTCCTCGACCTTCGACAGGTCATCAAGCATGGCGGCCACAGCGGCGGCCCGGTCCTGAAGCTTCGTGAGTTGGCTGGCCATCCGTGGCGCTCCCATATCGGGTGACAGATCCGTGTCTGTCGTTCACCCTACGGGACGAATGGCCCAGCGCTATCGCTCTTGTTTGTACGGTACAAGACTCCGCCGCCAGACGGCATCGGCCGGAACGATGGCCTTGGTCTTGTAGTCGCAGCCGCAGCACTCCAGATATCGCACCTGGTGATGCTCGCCGTGCTGATGGCTGGACCGCGTGCGAAGGCGATTAGCCTTGCACTTCGGGCACGTGCTACCGGCTTGTACCACGCAGGAAGCTCCTGAGACGTGCGGCCCGAAGCCGCAGACCAGCAGCCGCTGCCGGCCGCATATCTGGCTTAGCCTCGGGAGCCGGCTCGCTGGCAGGCTCCTGAGATGCTAGCCACGCCTCCAAGCTTCGACGGGCAACGCTCGTGGTCGAAGATGGGTACGCAGGGTGCGTCACAACCGAAACATCGAAAAGCCCAGACACCTCGCGGATGCTACGCCGCGGCTTGCCGTCATCGCCGGGGGCCCACTGCTCGCCCTTAGCGTCAACCGTGAACGCGAAGCTGCTGCCACGTAGATCAGAGCGGGCCGTGAGCTCAGCGATGGTGCGGCCGAGCTCCGTGTTGGGCAGCACCACGGAATACCGCAGCCCCTTCTCGTCGCTGGTGAGCTCGAGCGTGCCAGACGACGTGCGGCCGAGTAGTTGGTTCGGGTCGTGGTTAAAGAGGGCCACAACGTCCTGCTTGCCCCGCTGGCGGTTCAGCACCTTGTCGAAGGCTCCTGGCAGGATGGTCTCCCGAAAGCCTCCCAGATCGACGCTGAGCGTGTTGTATCGCACCGCGTAGCCGGTGAGCGTCAGCCGACCGTCGGCCCGCGTCTCCACGGCTACGCCGGCGTCCTCGGCAAACTCCCAATCGCGTCGCTCGATGCGCTCGGCAACCACCACGTCGTACTCGTCACTCATCGCCAGCCTCCGTGCTTGCGTCGCCTTCCGGCGGCATGTCCTCGGTGTCGTCCTCTTCGGCCACGTCCTCTACCGCGTCGCCTAGCGTGTCCTCAACCTCGCCCGGCGAGTCGTCCTCGGACTCAGGCATCGGGCCCAGGTTTTCTTTCATCCGCACCTCTTCTGGCGTCATCCAGCCGTTGCGGATGGCCACCTCATACGCCGCATAGCGGCTCGTGATGTCTCCACGCAGCAGCCCTTCCACGAGGAACTCGGCGTACAGGTCGCCGTCCTCTGGCAGCACGTCACGCTCAATGGCACCCTCAATGCGACGCAGCCACGGGGCGATGGTGAACTTCTCAAACGACACCATCTCGCTCTGCAGATTCCCCCAAGTTGCTCTGCCGAGCTCCTGAATCATGTGCGGCGGCATGCGCCAGACACGGCAGATCGCCAGCAGCGACTGCATCCAGAGCTCGGCAAGCTGGCTCTCCTGGTTCGTGGCCGAGACGGTATCGGCCTTGAGCCCGTTGCTCAGGATCGCCGTGCGGCCAGCCTTGGCCGGGCCGCGGTGTGCCGCCTCCCACTGGTCGCGCAGCTGCTCGCGGACTTCGCGGGGCAACGCCTGGTCGGTGTGCAGCACAATGCCGGGCTGGGCGTTGTTCTTGTAGAACGCCGCCGCGTACTGCTCCAAAGCTCGAGCCAGGCCGATGGCATCCTTGCCGAGCTCCACCGGCACCTCGCCGTGGATGCCGTCAAACGACAGCCATCGAACGTGCATGATCTGGTCATCGCGGTACGCCTGCTGCCTTCCGGTGCTGGGGTCGGTGTAAACGTAGGACAGCGACATATCGCCTTCCTGCACCACCTTCATGCCGGCAGGGTTCAGCGGCCGAAGCTCGCTCACGCTGCCGCGGTCGCCGGCCACCTTGAACTGGTATGAGTTGCCGTAGAAGCCCAGGTGCAGGCACATCTGCTCCACCCACTCGTACCGCGTCTGCCAGCGGTTAGGCCGCTTGGCGAGCACGTTGTAGAGCGGAAGATCCTTGGCTCGCTCGCTGTTGTGGTCGTCCAGGCGGCGATACAGATGCAGCGGCAGGCTGCCGACAGTCTCGGCCACCACCCTGGCACACGCGAAGTACGCCGCGGTTTTCATCGCCGTCTCGGGCGTGATCCGCACGCCGCTCTCGGCGGCCATCGCCACGAGATCGTCCCAGCGGGACATGCGGGTGTCTAGGAACTTGATCTCAGGCAGCGTTGCGGTCGCGTCCATGCGTCCTACCAGAAGGAGATTTCGGGCATCTCGGCTTGCTTCATCGACTCGCCCATGTGCACTCCCACCGCCATGATGGTGGCCACGACGGAGTCCACACGTTCGGTGCTCTTGGCTTTCGACACCTTGACGTTGCCAGCCGGGTCCGTCTGGACGGCAGCGTTTCCTAACTGCCAACTTACCAGCGGATTCCCGCCGAAACGCACCTTTCGGTCCACGATCAGGGCTTCGAGTTTGCGAGTCGGTGCCGTCATCGACGCGAAGCCCTGCCCGAAGAGCGTCACCGGAAGCCCATCATCGGCGAGCTCGGTCGCAAGTTGCGTCGCGTTCCACCTGTCCACTGCCAGCCGCCGCACGCGGTGCTTCTGGCAAAACTCCAGAATGTCGGCCCGCACCCGCTTGTAGTCGGTGCTTTTGCCTTCCGTGTACGTCAGCCACCCGTCGCGGTGCCACTGGGAATACTGCACCCGGTCGTTTCGTTCCCGCTCGGCAGCGTTGTGCTCGGGCACCCACGCAATCACATGCACGTCGTAGCCGCCGGCATCGTTAGGCGAGACTGCCGAGAAGCAGGTGGTGTCGTAGTTGCTCGCCAAGTCCAAGCCGCACCACACATCCCGGCCCTCGAGCGGCTCAGAGTGCGGCCCCATGCACTCGGCCACCTGGTCGGGCCGCAGCCACCGCACATCTGACGTGGTGGGGACGTTGAGCCGATACCGCAGGAAGGCGTTCAACTTCGTCGCGGAGTTCTCGGCCTCTTTGCAGTCCGCGGCAAACGACTCCTCAGTGATTGTGTGGCCAATAGACGGGTTCGCCTTCTTCCAGATTTCGGGGCTTTTCCAATCGTCTTCACGGTCTGCGGCGTAGATGCACCCGAAAAACGCCGGGTCGAACGCGGGATCGGCAATGCACCGCTCGGCGTAGTCGTGCTGCTCGTACCACAGGTGCGTCTTGTTGGCCTCGCCGGCCGTGGTGATTGACAGCACCAGTGGCTGAAGCCTAGCGGCACCGCCGTACCGCAGGGCATCCCACAGCCGCCGGTCACCCCGCTGAGCGTGGAGCTCATCGAACAGCAGGCACGAGATGTTCAGCCCCTCCGCACGGAACGCATCCGCCGACAGCACCCGGTAGAACGAGTTGCTGCCGCGATGCACGATCGTCTTGCGAGAGTCGAGCACCTCGAGCACCTTGGACAGTGCCGGTGATGAGCGAACCATTGACGCGGCTTCGCGGTAGATGATTCCAGCCTGCTCGCGGTCGCTCGCCGCACCGTACACCTCGGCCCCGGCTTCGCCGTCGGCCACCAGCATGTACAGGGCGATGCCGGCCAACAGCGTGGACTTGCCGTTTTTTTTCGGGACTTCGATGTAGCCGACCCTCGACTGCCTGGTGCCGTCGGGCTTGAGCCGGCCGAACAGTTCGCCCAGCACGTACTTCTGCCACGGCAGCAGCAGAAACGGCTGGCCAGCCGTCTGCCCCTTGGAGTGCTTGAGCACCTTCTCAAAGAACGAGAACACACGCTCGGCCTTGGCCTGGTCGATGCCAGGACGGCTAACCGTGTGCGGTGAAGAACTCTTCGAGCTCGTCTTTTTTGACTTCGACTTGCGTGGCAAGCTTCGTCCTGCTGCTGGGGGTGAGCCCGAACTCACTCAATAGGCTAGCCTTCATGGCAACCAACGAGCGGTACATCGGCCCGGCCGGGTTGGGCTTCACGCCACCCAGGTCGGTGTGCATCACGGCACCCCCGGCCCGCAGCTGCAGCAGGCACGACTGCTCTGCGGAATGAACTTCGCAGAGCGTGGCCAACGCCTCGCCGTCGCCGGTCGTCAGAACGCCCATCCGCGAAAGGATGCCGGCGAGCTCGTTCCACTTCTCAAGAGCGACGACATCAACCTTCAGCCGCTCGGGCATTGGCGGCACGCCAACGGGAGCAGATGGCTCACGCTTCGCCTTGCCCTTCGCGGTTCCCTCAAGGATGCGAAGCGCGGTCGGCTTGGGCCGTCGTCCAGCTTTTGCCATTGTTAGCCTTTCACGCCCAAGGCACGTTGCATACCGTTTCAAAACCGGCAAAACGCCGAGCAAAACCTAAAAAAACCCCGGGATTTCGATGGTTTTTGCGTCGGCT